AATTTCCGCAGAGATTTGATAAAAGAGAAACACAAACGTCGAAACCGACGCAAAATGTTGCTTCTGTCAACCGTTCTACAACTAGACCTGGCAGAAAAACTGTGAGACTCACTTCATCACAAGTAGCGATAGCTAAAAAATTAGGAGTGCCACTTGAAGAATACGCAAAACAAATTAAACTCACGGAAGGAGCGTAAAATGGAAAAAGATAATAACACTTCTCGTGCGAATTCAACTAGGTCTAAAACTGAAAGACCAAAAGTTTGGGTTCCACCATCTTCTCTAGATGCACCCCCTGCACCTGATGGATTCAGGTATAGATGGATAAGAGCGGAGAGCGTTGGCTTTCAGGACACTAAAAATATAACCGGACGAATTAGAGAAGGTTACGAATTAGTGAGGGCTGAAGAAGTCACAAACTCAGCAGATTATCCCGTACTTGATGAAGGTAAGTACAAGGGAGTGATTGGGGTCGGTGGCCTTCTACTTGCGAAGGTACCAACAGAGATTGCGGAGCAACGACAAGAGTATATGACTAACCGTCATAAACAAAGAGACGAAGCCGTAAAAAACGATCTTATGAAGGAGCAGGACCAGAGGATGCCTATCAACGTTGATAGACAGTCTCGTGTAACCTTCGGTGGTACAAAGAAATAATTTTTTAACTATTTCTAAATCACTGAATTAATATAAACCGTACTGGAGGCCCTTCGGGGCAGGTACATAAGGAGAAACAACTATGGCAAATAGAAACACACAAGGTTTTGGTTTGACTGCTGCAGGAACGCTTGGATCAACTCCAGCGACTTCTGGTCAAGGCAAATACAAAATCGATGCGGGTTATGCAACTACTATATTTCATGGTGGCTGTGTTGCTTCTGCTGCTGGTTACATTGTTAATGGTCAAACTGCAGCTGCGCCTGTACTTGGTGTCTTAAACGGCATCTTTTACAATGCAGCAACTACGTTGAAACCAACGTTTGCAAACCATTACGTACAAGTAACACCAGCAAACTCGGAAGATATCGATGCATTTGTATTCGATAACCCACAACAACAATATGTATGCGGAACAGATGCAGCCGTAGCACAAGCAGGATATTTAGAGACTTATGACTTTAATGCTTCTGCTGGTAGTACAACTACTGGTGCTTCGACAGCTACTTTAAATATCGGCGTAACTGGAAATGATGATAAATCATGGAGGTTATTAAGATCTGCAGAAGATCCTGAAAACGATGAAAATGCGTCTTTCAGATCTGTAGTAGTAGTTGCTAATCTAATTGAGCTACAATCGTAAAGCTAGAATAGGAGAACAATAATGGCAATATCACGATCACAACTAGTCAAAGAACTAGAGCCAGGTTTGAACGCACTGTTCGGCTTGGAATACAAAAGGTATGAAAATCAGCATGCTGAAATTTATACTACAGAATCATCTGACAGAGCTTTTGAAGAAGAAGTAATGTTAAGTGGTTTTGCAAACGCACAAGTAAAAGGTGAAGGTTCTGGAGTTTCATTTGATGAAGCACAAGAAACTTTCACAGCTAGATACACTCATGAGACTGTAGCTTTAGCGTTCGCGATTACTGAAGAAGCAATCGAGGACAACTTGTATGACAGACTTGCGTCTAGATATACAAAAGCTTTAGCTAGATCTATGAGTAATGCTAAACAAGTAAAATCAGTCGAGCCACTAATCAATGGTCTGCCAACTGCAGATGCTTTTGATTCAGGTGATGGTGTTAGTTTATTTAACACTTCTCACCCTACAGTGTCTGGAACTTTTTCTAACACTTTAGCAACTCAAGCTGACCTTAACGAAACTTCATTAGAGCAGTCTTTAATTGACATTGCTGCAATGAGTGACGAAAGAGGTTTAAGAATCGCAGCTAGAGGAGTAAAAATGATTATTCCTTCTGAGCTACAATTCACTGCTGAAAGACTTATGAAGTCTCAAGGTAGAACTGGAACAGCTGATAATGATATCAATGCAATCGTATCTATGGGTATGATTCCGCAAGGATACAGAGTTAATAACTACTTAACTGACTCTGATGCATTTTATATCTTAACAGACGTACCTAACGGTATGAAAATGTTCAACAGAGCTCCATTGACAACTGCAATGGAAGGCGACTTTGATACTGGAAACGTTAGATACAAAGCTAGAGAAAGATACTCTTTTGGAGTTTCTGACCCTAGAGGTATCTTCGGCGTTGAAGGTGCGTAATCAATAAATTTTGTGGCGGGACATAGTCTCGCCACAATTTAAAAATAGAAAGATAAAATCATGAAAAAATTCACAGTAAACATTTGGGCGTATGATCATCACGCTAGATTTACAGTAGAATCAGAAGATTCCCCAACAGATCTGGAACAATCGATCCTTGACAAACTTGGAGAAAACAGTATAGTTTGGGAAAACCTTGGAGTCAGCTATGATAACAAGGTAAATAGAATAACCTATGAGGAGGTTATAGATGATACAAGACCTATACAAAGCAAAAAGGTCCTTGGAGTTGAAGTGGGAACAGGAGCATCTGGATAATAACAGATATACTCTTGAGATGGTTAGAATTGACGATAAAGTCAAACAGATCATCACAGATATCAAGCTTGAAGAAGCTAGAATCGCTCACACTCAGAACAACGTTGAAGGTTCTGCTCCTGAAGTTTCAGTAGCTACTTAATAAAAAGCTACATCGTTGGAAAACACCATCCACACTACAGGATCTCTTGCACTCTACTAAAAACTAGTATATACTTTTGTCACTATACATAAATTGAATATCGACGCGTATAGTCGACGGCCTAGAGACGATATTCAAATAACTAGGAGGATAATAACATGGCAAACACTACGTTTTCAGGACCGGTCATTTCTAAAAATGGCTTTGTAAATACAGGTCCTGGTATGACTGTTAGCTTAACAGCTGACACAACTTTAACAGTTGCTACACATGCAGGTAAAATCTTACTTACAAATGATGCTGATGGTAAATTTACTTTACCAAGTATTAATGTAAATAGTAATGGTGGTACTGCAGGTGATACTGACTTTAATAACTTAAATAACATTGGCGCAACTTTTCATTTTTATGTGGAAACTGCTGCAACTGATATGGACATCTTAACTGATGGTACTGACAAATTTAAAGGTGGTATCATGATAGCTGTAGATGATGGTTCTAAAAAAGCTTTCATTCCAGCTGCAACAAATGATGTTATAACTATGAATGGTTCTACAAAAGGTGGAATCGTTGGTAGCGTAGTATCTTTCACAGCGATTGATACTGCTACATACTTAGTCCACAATTCTTTATTGCTTGGATCAGGTACAATAGTAACACCATACGCAGACGCGTAATAATTAACTCGGGGCGCCTGGTAATGCAGGCGTCCTTTAAAAGGAGGACAAAACATGGCAGACACAGTATTAAATACAACTGTATTTGACGGAGCAAAAAAACTAATCACTCACTACAATGTGGTTTCAGATGCATCAGGTGGCACAACTACAATAGTTGATGTTTCTGAACTAGCAACAAATAATGGTAAAACTTGCAAAACAGTAAGACTTAATAAAGTTAGTTTTAACGTTTCTGTAACAGCACCAGTAGATGCAATTAGAATGGTATGGGGTGGATCTGATGTAGTATTTCAGACTTTAAATGGAGAAATGGAATATGATTATTCTTCATTTGGTGGTTTGAAAAACAATAAAGCTAGTAGTTACACAGGAGATGTAAATCTTACTTTACCAGCTTGCACGTCAGGAGACTCCGGAACAGTTGTTTGTGAATGGATTAAAGTTTACGAATAGGATCTTAAATGGCTAATACCACTTCAGGAACTACAACGTTCGACAAAACTTTTTCTATTGATGAAATTATAGAAGAATCTTTTGAACGTATCGGATTAAATTCTGTGGCTGGCTATCAAATGAAGTCAGCCAGAAGATCTCTTAATATTCTATTTCAAGAATGGGGTAATAGAGGTATTCATTATTGGGAAATAGGTAGTACAAGTTTAGATTTAATTGAAGGACAAGCAGAATATAAATTTTTTAGAGCTGCTGCAGATGGCACCAGTGCCACTTCAAATCCAAACGGTATTTATGGGATGTCCGATGTCCTTGAAGCACAATTAAGAGCTAATAGAACACAAACAACTCAATCTGATTCACCTATGACTAAAGTTGATAGATCAACTTATGCAGGTTTTTCAAACAAGCTTTCCAAAGGAACACCTAATCAATATTGGGTTCAAAGATTTATTGATCACGTTAGTATTAGTGTTTATCCTACACCTGATTCTACTAATGCATCTAAAGACATGCATTTTTACTATATAAAAAGAATTCAAGATATTGGAGATTATACAAACGCAACAGATATACCTTTTAGATTTGTACCTTGTATGACTTCAGGTTTAGCCTTTTATCTTGCACAAAAATATCAACCACAATTAGTTCAACAAATGAAATTATATTATGAAGATGAATTAGCAAGAGCACTTGCAGAGGATGGTTCAGCTTCAAGTACGTTTATTACACCTAAAGCTTATTACCCAGGAACATAATGTCTAAGTACGCAACAGGAAAACATTCAAAAGCTATTTCAGATAGATCAGGACTTGAATTTCCATATAGAGAAATGGTTAGAGAATGGAACGGTTCATTTGTACATTATACAGAGTACGAACCTAAACAACCACAACTCGAACCAAAACCTGTAGGTGGAGATGGTGTTGCATTATTACAAGTAAGACCTGATAGAACAGAGCCTGCTACAACTGTTAGAATAGTAGATAATGGTTTTGAAACTTATGCTGCAGGGTCAGGAATTATAAATGTATTTTCACCTGGACATGGTTTAACAGATTCAACAACATATAGATTTAGAGGACCACCAACTACTTCTGCAGGGAGTTCTTTTACTTATGCTGATCCACAAAGTTTTGACGGTATAACAGGAGCCAATATTGCAAAAAGTGCAGGATACACAATAAGAACAGGAAAATACAAAGCAGATTCAGATGGAGCCGGAACTGCTGGTAGAGATGCAAGAAGTGCTTATTTAACTGATAACTTTTTCTTTTTTACAGTTGACACAAATACTGCTACAACAGGTAATATAAAAGGAGGAGGCTACGGTTGTTCCGTTGGGCCTGTAACAATAGAAGCATGATAAACAAAATTTGGAATTGGATAAAAAATATTTTTAAACCTGAAAAGCAGGATCCTCATCTTGAAATGTATGAAGAAACTGCAAAACAAAAAAAGATACGTTTAAAACATCAAGGAGATAATAAATAATGGCCGGTCTAAGTTATTCAGATTTAGTTACACAAATAAGAAATTACACTGAAACAGATTCAAATGTTTTAACAACTGCTATTTTAGAAAATATAATTTTAAACTCTCAATACAGAATAATGAGAGATATACCTATCGATGCAGATAGACTTCAACAAGAAGGTAATTTAGTAACAGGTCAAGAGTCTATTAATGCTCCAGCAGGTGCTTTATTTATAAGAGGTATCCAAGTCTATGATTCAACATCTTCTATAGCGGGTGCTAATACTTGGTTAGAAAAAAAAGATGTAACATATTTACAAGAATATGTATCTTCAACAGAATCTTCAAAAAGAGGTAAACCTAAATACTATTCTATGTATGGAGGAGCAACAGGTAATACAGATACTACATCTGGAAGAATGTTTCTTGCCCCGGTCCCTGATACAACATACAAGTTTAGAGTACACTATAACAAGATGCCAGCTACTTTAGCTTCTGATAACACTACTAATTATATCAGTTTAAACTTTCCAAACGGTCTATTATATTGTTGCCTATCTGAAACTTATGGATTCTTAAAAGGTCCGATAGACATGTTGACACTTTATGAAAATAAGTATAAACAAGAGGTACAAAAGTTTGCTAATGAGCAAGTTGGAAGAAGACGAAGAGATGACTACACTGAT